AGTGACTGGTTCTGTAAAATCTGGTTGCCCTTGGAGATCAACAGGATATACCACTCGAGGAAGCTTTGCTCAGGGCACAACTTATAATACTAATGATATAGTAGTAGATGGCGGACAGAGATATTATGTTATTGGAGACCCAACAAATGCTGGAGCAGAAGGTTCTGTCGCAGCAGATAATACAGCACACCCCGGAACTTGGGGACTAGGCCCCTGGTTTGATATAGATAATAATCCTACTACACAAGCAAATGATGTTTGTGGAAAAACTATACAATCTTGTAAATGTAGATTTCATCCTAAAACTTCTGGAAGTTCGAATGCGGTTCATCAAAATACAGATCGTGGACTGCCTTTTGGAGGATTTCCTGGAAGTCGTAAGTTTAAATAATGATTGAAGAAATACAACAACACTTTGAAGCATCATATCCTAGGGAAGCTTGTGGCATTATTGGAATTGTACAAGGAAAAAAGAAATGGTTTCCTTGTACAAATGTAGCAGAAAATGAAGATGATTTTATACTATCATCTGACGAGTATTTTGAAATAGTTAAGCAATGCGATATATTTGCAATTGTGCATAATCATCCAGATGCAAGCAATGAACCAAGCCCTGCAGATATAAACAACTGCAATGCTTTAGGAATACCTTACTGGATTTTTAGTTATCCAGAAATGGATTTATACATCTTAGAACCAGAACAAAAAAGTTAT